ATGGTCACGTACTTGATATACGGCCCGATGGTATAAGGAACTGTCCAATGGGGAACTTTACCTGGACAGGCTGACAATCGAACAAGCAGCCCGTCCTAGAAAGCACAGGAGCAAGGGATGCCGAATTGGTACACGACACGCGAGTCCGTCAAACGGGCCATCCGTTCAAATGGCAACCAAAATGACGAGGCTATTGACCGCCTAATCGAGGCGGCTAGTCGGGACGTTGATAACCTCACTCACCGCTGGTTTATCCCTAAAACTCAAACACGAACCTTCCGTTGGCCTGGTAATTACGGACGTGGTGATGTCTTGTGGCTCGATGCCGATTTGATATCGGTAACGACGTTACAGACCAAGGCTCAAGACTCTAGTCCGACAACAGTAGCGTCCAGTGACTACTTTCTTGAGCCAGCCAATTTCGCACCGCCGTATAACCGTATCGAAATTGATATCAGCAGCACCGCATCGTTCGAAGGCGGTGATACACCACAACGCAGTATCAGCGTCCTTGGGTCTTGGGGTTTTTCAGCCGATACGAAATCGGTGGGAACGGTTTCCTCTGGATTATCTTCCGGCACGACAGCCACAGAGTTCGTTTGCTCAAACGGTTCGCTGACAAGCGGCATAAATGTTGGTGACACATTGCTCATCGAAAGTGAACAATTGTTCGTCACAGAGAAGACGGCAGCAGCGCTGGGAAGCATTCTGTTGAATGGTGCTCGTGATGCTGACAAGTCACAGAGTCTAATAGTGGACGGCGGTACGCATGGCATTAGCAACGGCGAGGTCATTCGCGTAGACGATGAGGAAATGTTCGTCCGAGGTAGTACCTCCACGACACTTACTGTGGAGCGGGCCTATAACGGAACGACTTTAGCGGCCCATAACAACGATACGGCTGTCCACATATTCCGAACGCTTACGGTCACACGAGGAGTCAACGGAACTACGGCAGCGACGCATGCCGACTCAACGGCAATAAGTACTTATCGGACACCAGCACCTATACAAGAATTAACGCAGGCCATGGCTATCACTGCCTATACGCAAGAAGCCGCAGCATATGGTAGGGACATAGGTGTTGGTGACGCGGCAGTAGGTGTTACAGGTCGCGAGCTAGGTGCGTTGATGCAACGTATCAGCGACCAATATCTGCGAGCCAGGGAATACGCCATATGAGGCTTGAAACTCGCGTTGTATTAGAAGGGCCATTATTTAGCGCGAGTGCTATACGGCAATTTGATGGAGCCATGCGAGGCGCTGTGAAAGAACTAGTCCAAAAAGGCGAGGAAAGGCTAGCAGAGCAACTACGTCCGCGCCCCTCTGGTGTCTATCTGACCGTTGCTGAAGCTGGTAGGAACGCCAGTACCGGTAACTATCGCAGAAATATTTCCACGACCGTAAATGATTTGAATGGTCTTATTACCGACGGCGGTGTTGTCTACGGGCCGTGGCTTGAAGGTATTAGTTCGCGGAACGCTGCCTCAAGATTCAAAGGATACGCAACATTCAGACGAACAGGAGATTGGCTTAGGGAAAAGTCCAGGTCAGTCTTTCAAAACCATGTCAGAACATGGGTGAAAAGGATGAATGCCTAATGGCTTTCAATATCAAATCAACATTGGATGCCATCGCTAGTCATATTTCCAGAACTGGTTACGTCACAGATGCGCAAGTCGGTGAGCCAGCTGGCCCGCCAGACGCCATAGACAAGCTCCACGCAGCGATATATATGGCGTCAGCTAACGTGGTTGACCTAACGCTCGCTACGACCATTGAGCAGCATATAGTGACCGTGCGTTTATATCGCAGGGCAGCTTTTGGTCAGGGCGATGACGCTGGAGAAGTTGAGGCAGAAATGGCGCTTGCTGTGTCGCAAATAACCTCAAACCTTATTGGTGAGTTTGACCTTGGGGCCACCATGCGCAATATAGACGTGGCTGGTCAGTACGGTCAGTCACTCAATGCGACGTTTGGGTATGTGAGCTTAGGGACGACTATGTTCAGAACAGTTGATATCACAGTGCCGCTCATCGTAGACGGTAGCGCCACCCAGGCAGCATAGGAGGCAGCATGGCGAAGTCGGCAGGACTAGCACAGAAACTGTTCCATCACATCTACGACCTTTCTGGAGACGTTGGTTCTATCGACACTTGGTCTACCGCAGTCGCAAGCCTTGAGGTGACTGGAATAGACAAGAGTGCGGTGGAGCGAATTCAGGGATTGGTCAATGGTGAGTTGACCTTCACTTCATATTTTAATGACGCAACGGCTGCGGCCCACGCTGCGCTGAGAGTACCGACAGCGGGCGCTCCGGTGACTTGGGCATTGGGGCAGACCGTCGGTGATGTAGCAGGCATGATTCAAGGACTGGGTGTCAGCTATGACCCTACACGCGGCGCAGATGGTTCACTGACATTTTCGGTGACGAATGAGTCTTACACGACACTTCCAGTTTGGGGGGTAATGCTTACACCGGGATTGAAGACAGATACCAGCGCGGCTAACGGAGCAACCTTAGACCAGGGAGCGCAAACGACAGCGGGCGCTGAGGCAATTCTTCACGTCACATCTTTCACTGGCTCTAACTTCACCGCCACCGTTCAAGACTCCGCCAATGGCTCAGACTGGGGAACGCTTAAGGCTTTCACCCAGGTCACTGGTACCGGCTCTGAACGCGTAACAGTTTCTGGCACAGTGGAGCGATATGTTCGAGTGATTAGCGCAGGTACATTCAATCCAGTTTCGTTTGCTGTGTCATTCCGCAGAGGGGAGGCGACTGACCGTGTTACTTACGCATAACAAGATTCATCATCCGAACGATATAACGACCTTCAAAGCCAAACACGTTCGCGGTGCGGTGAGACAGATTTCCTGTACTGAGGCCAAATGCCAGAACAAAGAGAACGGCTGGATGGTTGTACTTAGTACGCCAGCGCAACAGGACGCGATTGATTGGGTAAAGGCTGGTAATACAGGGCGACACTTCAAAGAAAAAATAGAGCAAGCCGGACTAGTCACATTCATCTTTAGCCCGGGCCAAGATTGTTTCAATAAACACTGGCAACGAGAGCCAGTGTTTGACATCGGTAGGAAGGAAGCTGGTCGGGTGGTTATTTATCCCGACGGCGACGCATTTGTTGAGGACAGCGATAAGCATCTGCGGAAATTGAAGGAGGCTATCAATGGCTAAGGAAAGCGGAATCGCAATGAGCATAGCTGTAGACGACAGTGGTGGCTCGGCGCGAACAATTAGCAACGACATCACGGACTTCACGTTCAATACACCTCGCAACGTTCAGGTGATAACCGGCATCGATAAAAGTGCCGAGGAGCGGTTACAACTGCTGGCCGATTTCACCATCACACTAAATGGCGTATTTGATGATGCGTCAAATATGGCACACGACGTTTTCAAAACCGTGCCATCATCCAGCGTAGTGCGAACGGTCACTATCACCATCAGCGGACAGTCTCTGCCAAATGAGACATTCTTCAATGACTACGCACTGACTCGCGCAGCCAGTGGGGAACTAACGTGGACGGCACCTGGCTCGCTAGGTGGTGGAACCATCCCGACCTGGGCATAGTTAAATATTCGGCTGGGTTCGCTACGGTGAGACAAGCACCCTCGCGACGCAAGCGGACGCGCCTCCGGCCCAGCACCTAAAAGGAGCGACCATGACACCTGGAAAGCAAGGTGGATTCAGGGTCGAACATAGGACGGCAACCATTGATTTCGCTGAGACGTCGCCATGGTGCGGGGTTGAAGCTAGGGTGGTTACTAGCGTTCCGTTCAAGACCCTATTCTGGTTCCAAAGTAATGCCGAGAATACCGATGCCGAAACTAGTATTGAGGCTATCCGAGTATTTGGTGACGATTACCTTCTTGAGTGGAACGTTGAAGATGAAGAAGGTAACCCGTATCCAGCGACTGGTGACGGGGTAGCGCAAGTACAAGATTCAAGTCTAATCACAGCCCTGATGGGTGGATGGATAGAAGCGGTGGTGCATCCGCCCGGAAATTTATCCGCGCAGTACAGAAGTTCGCAGTTGTCGGAGGACAATTTGATAACTCACTTGGCGAATTCGTCACAGAGCCTTGGGAACTAACCGAGGCCAGATTGGTTGATAGGTTGTGCCAGCGGTATTCCTGTCTTCCAAGCCAGCTTCTGGAAGAAGACGCGGGTTGGATATTGCGGAGCCTTGCGCTAATGCAAGAGGCCGGAGATAACGACGATGGCGAATGACGTACGGATAACGATTGACGCCGATACCAAGGACGCGGATAAGGCTGTCCGTAGTTTCAAGGATAAGCTCAAAGACATATCAGGCAAGGCCAAAGGCGCTGGGCTTGCTTTAAGCGCAATGGGTGCTGGTGGCACGCTTGCTATTAAGGGCTTTGCTGACGCTGCTCTGGTACAGCAAAAAGCGGTCGATGCCTTAACGGCAACCATGGCGAACGTGGGCGAAAGTTTCGCCGATGTTTCT